TTGATGTAGTCAATACTATTCCAGTTCATTACCTACTCCTTAGCTTAAAGGGGTAGTTTCCCACCCCTTTTCTTTAGCTTATTAGTTTAATGTTGCATACTTGCATAACCCATCTACTATCTGGCTATTTTGGTCGTATGATGCAACTGTTGGTTTCTCCTTATGCCACAATAAATCTGTAGCAGAGTTAAGTAGTCCCCATCCTGTAGTACCATTTTCACTATTAGGTCGTGTGAATCTATCTATGATTGAACCCCACAATCCAACTGGTATATCTGTTAGATTATTATGTCGGATGTCACCTAACACCTCTCTTGTTACCTCAAGGTTATTTAGCTTTCTTAGAGCTGACATTACCTGTTCTATGCCTCTGCCGTCGGCTACAGCATTAATACTGTTTGCAGCCTTTTCTAAGTTTTCTTCCCAGTTTTCATTTCCAGGCTCATGCTTGAATCTGAAACTGTTGAAGAATGTCTTAGTCATCATACCATTGGTACATGCTAATCTATATAGCATCATTGAGAATCCGAATGCTCTGGATCCATCATATGAGTTGTGAAACTGCATGCCTAATGCTATATCATCACCTTGTGCAACTTCACCTACCTTATGGTCTGACATTAAGCTTAAGGTATAGTTTTTGCCATTGAAGAATGTTTTATTTTCTTCAAAGTTTATATTGCACATGTCTACAACTTGGTGAGCTGCTTCTTGTACCTTTTTGTTTTCTACAAGTAGATAGTTTTTACCAACTACTCCTACTTCTTTCCAGCCATTTTCTCCGACAGTTTGGACTGAAAATGCTGATGACATAATACCGTTATGGTCTAATGGTACATGTCTCATCTCTCCGTATGCGTAACTCATACTGTTTCTCTCCTATAATACTGGCATGACATGATCGTCATATTTGTTATCATCTTCATGTGAATATGTTAAGACTCCACCATCATTCCCTTCGTCATCACATTGGGCTACAACCCAAGTGTCATCACTTAGTTTAAATCCGATAGGTCTTTTAAACCATCCCATATCTTCAGTTTCATCTGCAGTCATATATTGTACTTTAACTATTCTCTTGCCCAGAAGTACTTTCTGAGCTTTTTTAGTCCAGTATTTTTCTAATTTTACTGGGTTTAGGTCTTCTGGAAATTTCATTATTCCTCCTAATGCATATAGTCATGTAACTTTTCAGAGAACCATTCTGGGTATTGGTCAATAACCCATTCTAATTCTTCGTCTGATAAGTCTCTTGACTGTCCATTTTTTGTTTCAGTTGCTGATGATAAGAATGCATCACAGTAATCGGGATAGTCTCCATGATCTATCCCCTCAAACTCTAAATCATCCAAGTTACTTGGATCTATATCATATTCCAGGTCTTGACTTGCATCGAGTATTGTTAGTGCCATTTTTTGCCCTCCTATGCTATGAGCTTGTTAAATGTTACTCCACCAAGTTCAGCCTCTAATTTACCTTCTGATAAGAAATTTTCAGCATCATTGATAGTCATTATTAAAGCATATAGTCTGTCTGTATTGTTATATTTACCAACAAGCATAACAGCTTTTACTATTTCACCTTTCTCATATAGTATGGCATGAATAGGAATAATATCTCCTTCATTAATTAGTGGAAATTCTCCTCCAATATGTTTTACTATATCAAATCCCATTAGAGTTTCTAACTCCCCACTAAAATAACAGGAGAAAAATTCATTATCATTAACAGGTTTATTCCCTGTAAAGGAAGCCCATTTTTTAACGAACTCATTATTATCATAATGTTCAGTAGTTACTTGTATACTCATTATGCTGCCTCCAATTTTAGTCTATACCCATTGATATAGCCTGTATCATTATCAAAATCATCCCAATGCTCAGGATGAACTCCTGTTTCTTGCTCGATTATTTTTAAGGTCTGATCATCTATTTGATTCCAATAATCATACCTTAAGTTGATTGACAGGGGATGGCTCTCCAAGCTGCATCGGATCTCTTCTTTCTTATATCCTCTTTTAACCAATATATCTGTTAGCATATCTCTAAGCTTTTCAAAGGCTGCTTCAATCATATGCATTTCATATTCTATTAGATTTTCTTCTTCTCTCATATATTGTTCTACTTCTAAGAAGTATTCTCCTGTTCTTGACATACTGCTCCTTTTTAATATCTATAAAAAAGGGAGAGACGAAGCTCCCCCAAGGATTAAGAGGTAAGTCTTAATCTATTTCTCGCATATACTAACTGAGATGATATCATTCTATCGTCTTTACTTGCTCTGCGAACATTCTTAACAACTCTATTGTCTGCAGCCTTATTCTCTGGTCGTCTGGTAAAGGCTTTAAGTTCATTAACATTCATATGCCTTATTTCATCGAACTTATCTGCTTTAGGCTCAATAGCACTTTCTTTAAGCCCTAATACAGATATCCAATCATATGTTGCCATCATGATAGCCCTCCGTCATAGTTTTTAAGTTTTCTAATAGGGGACTCAGTACAGTATTCTTCTTCTATCTCTATATCTTCATCTTTTTGAGTATTGAGGAATATTCCTGCATCTAAGTCTTCTTCTAAATAGATATAGTTATCATCTTCGTATGATAGGCTTGATATCTTATCTAATAGCCCTAAGTTTTTAAGTTTAGTCCTTGGAACTCTTAGCCATCCATGCGCATCGTCTGAGTATGCTTTATAGTAACTAAGCATTTTCAGAGGTTATCACTAACTTGATACCTTTGAAATGTTCTAATGAACTTAAGATAGATTTAATATCATCTATTGTTTGCTTGGTCTTTTCATCAGTGACAGCTCCTGTTGACTCTTCTATTACGCTGATTGAATAGTATTTTTTGTGTTTAACAGCTGTGTAAAATGCTCTACCGCCTTTACCTATAAGTCTGCCTGTTGATTCAACACACCAGGTTATTGCTGATACTGCCTTAGCTGTTGTTGCTGCTGCTCTCAAGCTCATAACTCTCCTTTATTAATCCATTTTCGTTTTCACTAAATCTTCGAGCTGCATCTCTTTGTTGCATATCGAACTCTTCTATTATCTTTTTTATATCATCTATATGGAACCATTCATAATTGAATCTGATCTCTTTTGTATTTGCTCTAATATCGCATACTGTTTTTTGTTCAACATAAGTTGACATAACGTTAATATTTCCATCACGCCAACTTGAGTCGTCAAATTTCCATGTATTTTTACCTGTAAGCTTCATTTTTACCTCGTATTAATCTAAAAAAAAGGGAGAACTGTTTGCCGTAAAGCAACGAAAGTTAACAATAAATAACTGTTGATAGTTAACATTATTTAACTAAATTAACATGCTATTATTCTTAATATATAAATGGAGGAGGTGATTATGTCGCCCCAAATCGATAGAGATGATATTATGTCAGTGGTCTCTAGCCTTATATCTTCGTCATCATTTAATGATGCTGAAATTGCAGATAAAGTTGGAGTATCTCGCCAAATGATATTTAAATGGCGAACAAAGAAAGTTTCATCTATTCGTAAATCTAATCTGGTATCTTTAGCTGAAGCTTTAGACCATAAAATTGAATTTAAGGATAATGAAATAGAGTTAGATAAAATTGCACTGAAACTTGATGAAGGAGAGATGGAAATGTCTATTATGGCACAAGACTTAATTAAGCAAAAAGATAGGTATATAAGCCTACTTGAAAAAACGGTAGAAGAAAAAGATATTCGGCTTGAAGCGTGTAATGAAGCGTTGCACAGTTTGGATAAGACTATAAAATCTCAAGCAGACACTATTAGCAATTTATCTGGCAGTCCTATTGATATGAATCTTGACTATAGTAGGATGCAATTTATAGCAAATACAGTGAAAAAGAACTTTCATAGTTGTACGCAAAAATATGCCGATATCCATGGACTTTTACAATCTGATATTGTGAATGATAAGGATTGGGGTTTGATTGTGAGTCCAAAAGATTACTGGAGACTCCCTATCATAGAGGCTTATGGTCTGGATAAGGACAAGCATGCAGCAAAACGAGATAATACTTGGCTAGTCGAACCCGTAAATGGACACAAAGCTAGATATTTTAAAACGAATGCCGTGATATTGGATGACAAAGGTATTTTTAAGAGAATTGATGTTGAAAACTCCACGAAGAAAGCATGGGAAGAATCAAATGAGCATTATAAGTCATTTGAAAAGGGAGATATATAATCAGGCTTTTTTAGGCTGTATTTTTAATAATCTGTAAAAAAGAGAGAGCCGAAGCTCCCTCTAATCGTTTAGTTGGCACTTAATAGTGCTGTTAGTTCTTCGCATGGTTCTGATTTAGGCTTAACCTCATCATATGCCTTTCTATATACATTCCAACAGTTACCATTAGAACTTTCTCTAACATCTCCACGAAATTCGTGAAAGTCTGCTACAATTTGTGCTTTCTCTATAGGCCAATCATCCTTTGGAAATACAAATAAATCTGCTTTAGAAGTATCTGATGTTTGGATGTTGTCTTGATCTTTAGGTGTTACGATATAAGATAACCAATTCATTGATTAACCCTTTCTACATTTAGTTACGGATACGAATACATTTCATATCATCTGTAAAAAAGGGAGACACCCTATAAGGATGCCTCTTTCTTTTCTTTCTCTAATCTTCGCTTTACTGAACTTAGGTCAAGCAATGTTTGTTTTTGAACTGATATTAAGCGTTTTGATTCAGCCAATTCTTCTTCAAGGCTCTTTATTATATATCTACACTCATTAGTTACCTGTTTTTGTGCTTTTAATTGCATTTTAACAGACTCAATAGTGTCTTTTTTAAAATTGGGTAAGGCTGATTCTAAGTAATTGCTAAATTCCTCGATACCTTTACCCATTTCTTGAATCTCTTTCAACTGGTACCTCCATTTCTATGTTTTCTAAGGCTTTAACGGTTGATTCCATAACTGTTTGCATATTGTCATCAAGGGTATTTAAGCTATACTCTTGAAATCGGACTAATGCATTAAATATTGCGAGTGACATTTGATCTTGTGTCATTATTTTTACCTCTCATTAGTGTACAAAAAAGGGAGACATCAATTAAGATATCTCCTTTAATAGTTCCTCTTTAGCCTCAGCACTTGCAATATCCGTTAATACAGTTATTACAGAATGCTCAGTAGTTTCATAGCATTTTTGACAAGTAGAAGCATAAGCCATATACTTTTTATCATTACATACTACACATAGACCTTTGTTAATCTCAAGTACTTGCATTTAAGATATCCCCTTATTAAGCTTATCAAGAATCTTTTTTTCGTAATCCTCTTCCATTTCCCATATAACTCCACAAGATTCACGCTCTTCTATCATCTGAGCTTTCATTATTAAGTCTGAGAAAAGTCCATAAAGTTTAGTATAAGTATTATCATAATACTCATCATGCTCTTCATCAGTCCAATATTGTTCATCCATATGTCTATTATAGTCTTCATCTTGAGCAATTCTTCCCATTGCTTTAAAGAATGAATCAACACTAACTATATGGTCAAGATTATCTTCTCGTAAATCCTTTACAAGGTCTAATAGATCTCTTTTTACTTTCATACTTACTCCTTTTAATTGTTTGTAAAAAAGGGAGACACCGAAGTGCCTCCTTATTTCTAACAACCTCTTAATGTTCGCTTAACATCATTTATCTTAGCAACATATGAGAAAGCCTCACAAGAGTCGTTAGTTTGCATAACCTTATACCCGTCATCATCAACTACTGTGTAGATTGTTGTATCTGGGCCTGGTGTGAAATCATTTACCATTGTGTCTACTAATACATTTAGCATTATATACCTCAATTTATAGAGCATCATTACTCTACAAAAAAGGGAGACATCTTATAGACATCTCCTTTTTCTTAACTAAGCCTTGGCGTGAAATAGCCACATACAAGTCCTAAGAATAGCCAAGTGAATTGACACTCTTTTGTATTCATTATAACTATGTGTTTTACTGCGTTATATGGGTTGTTTAAGAAGCTTTCTCCACCTAACCCATATCCTACTATCAAATACCAACAACAGGCTGAAAATAAGCCTAATATTGTGAATGTTATTATTCTTTTTAACATGGCAATTCCTTTTAATTATCTGTAAAAAAGGGAGACACCGAAGTGCCTCGCTTTTCCTACCATTCTATTCTAATCTTTGGTAGTTTATTCATTAAGGATGCAAGTTTCCATTTAATCTTCAGCATAAGAGG